GCTAAATGAAATTCATGCTCAAGCTATGGGTATGCTGCAAGGTATGCGTGAAGGTGGAAGCATAGCTGTTACTGCATTTAAAAAGAATGAGCCTACTGATGCGCTGGCTAAGATCGAGAACTTCAGAAATGGTAGAGACACGTTTGATGTTTCATTCGGTGACTCTACTACAGCACAGGCGCTTAATGGAGCGATGAAGTTTTGGGGTGGTCTTGTAACTACACCTAGTCGTGCGCTGATGGCAGAGGATGAATTCTTTAAGGCTGTCGGCTACCGCATGGAATTGAATGCTCTGGTAACTAGAGAGGCTAACAAGGAATACGGCAACTTAATTAAAAACGGTGTTGATGAGACTACAGCTGCAAAGCAAGCAGCAGCGCTACATGAAAAGCTTTTGGTTGAGCCTACAGCTGAAATAGATGAGGCAGCTAAATCAATGGCTGCTACGACTACATTTACCAGAGAACTTGAGGAAGGTTTACAGGGCGCTCAAAGATTCTTGAAGGACACTCCAGTCCTAAAGATATTCTTTCCATTCGTCAAAACTCCTACCAATATTGCGATGGAGGCAATGAGTCGCACACCAGTTTTAAATTTAGCTTCACCTAGATTTTGGGGTGACTTTAATGCTGGTGGTATCCGTAGAGATATGGCGATGGCTAGAGTTACTCTAGGCGCTGGAATTATTTATGGCGCTGGATCCTATGCTCTTGATGGCAGAGTAACTGGGTATGGCCCGATGCGAGGAGAAGACAAGGCTGCACTGGAGGGTACAGGCTGGCAGCAATTCTCATTTGTGTTTAATAGATCTGATGTGAGTCCAGAGTTACTTGCTCAGTATAAAGAAATCACTCAGGTCAAAGAGACACCAGACAAGGTGTATATCAGCTACGCTGGTATTGAGCCATTCTCATCCATGATGTCTATTGCTGCCACAGCTGGTGAATATGCGATGGTAGACGGTAGTGAGATGGACATGGAAAAACTTATGATGGGTGGCGCTCTAGGTTTATACCAGTACACATCTGAACAGCCTATGCTGCAAGGCTACGGTGAGTTGATGAAAATGTTTTCGTCCAAGGCAAAGGATGCACCATCAATGCTTTATAACGTGATGGCACAGGTATCCAAGCAGACTACTTCCTATGTGATTGGTGGATCTCCAGCTGGCGCTTACTCGTCATTCATTGCCAGCATTGAGCGTATTGTAAAGCCAGAGAAAAGCTTGGTCATGGAGGCTGTATCTCCTGATGACGTAGGGATTATCTCTGGCGCTCAGAAAAGCTTTCGCACAGGCAAAGGCTAGGAATCCACTGACATCAGATACGCTCCCAGTGCAGCTAGATGCGATCACAGGCGAGGAAAAGCGTATTGGCAAGGGTAACTGGTCAGAGGCTTGGGATCCGTTTAAATCAAGCGATGGCAAGTATTCTCCAGCTCATGCGGTACTGGTGGAATACGGTGTGCCAATGCCTAAGATCCCCAAGAAAATTGATGGTGTTGAATTAACAGATAAACAATATAATCAATGGATTGAAATTGCTACGACTAGATTTAAACTTGAGGATAATCTTATCAAGATGGCTAGTAGCGATGGCTTTAAGAGATTAGCATCAAGAGATCTGGCGGCTGCTCAAACTTTACTTGGTAAAGTAATATCTGACGCATACACTGGTACACCAGAAAACATGGGTGCTAAGTATTTATTATTGGCTGATCCAGAGAATCGAGACTTGTACGATGCAATTCAAGGTGTGAAAGAAATGCAGCGTGAAGAAGGTAAATATAAACGGTAAGGACTAACATGGCAAACTATCCAATATCAAACGTATCACGAAGAGTGGTCTACACAGGTAGCGCTGGTGCTGGCCCTTACGCATTCTCATTCGAGATCATCGACTCAACTGACGTAGATGTCTATAAGAATGACACGCTACTGACACTAACTACGAACTACACAGTAACGATCAATAGCAATGGCACTGGATCTGTGACTCTAGTATCAGCAGCCACTGGCAGTGATCGCATTACCATTGTCGGATCTAGAGCAATTGAGCGCACCACAGACTTTGTAACTGGTGGTGACTTGTTTGCGAATACGTTGAATGAAGAGATCGACTCGCAGACTATCTTTGTGCAGCAGGTAGCAGAGACAGCGGAGCGCTCGATTAAGGCTCCAGTAACTGATCCTACCAACATCAACATGACTCTGCCAGTTAATACTGTTAGAGCTGGTAAGACATTAGCATTCGATGCATCAGGTAATCCAGTAGCTGGTGATCCTATTGGTGTGTGGCGAGGTAACTGGGCTGCTGGTACATCATATCAAAACCGAGATCAGGTTAAAGATACGACAAACAGTAATGTCTATATTTGTATCACAGCGCATACGTCATCAGGATCCCTCCCAATAACATCTAATGCTGACTCTGCTAAGTGGGCTTTAGTGGTTGATGCTGAAGCTGCTGATACTAGCGCTGATGCTGCCGCCTCCTCTGCTAGTGATGCTGCTGCCTCTGCTGTGCTGTCTAATGACTGGGCTACTAAGACTTCTAGCGCTGTAGCTGGTGGTGAGTTCTCCGCAAAGTATCACGCACAAGCTGCCGCTACTAGCGCAAGCAATGCAAGCACAAGCGCAAGTAACGCAAGTACATCAGCAACTAATGCCGCTAATGCACAGACTGCTGCCGAGTCTGCAAGAGATGCCACCTTGGCTGCGTATGATTCCTTTGATGATCGTTACCTAGGCACAAAGACTAGTGATCCGTCTGTAGACAATGACGGTAATGCGCTAACTGCTGGTGCGCTGTACTTCAATAGTTCAGCAGGTATTATGAAGTTATATAACGGTAGCGCATGGGTTGCTGCTTATGTGTCTGGCGCTGCTACCAGCATTGCGTTTACTCCAGCTGGTGGAGTTGCAGCCACCACAGTGCAAGCTGCTATCGAGGAAGTAGACAGCGAGAAGTTAGCAAAGGCTAGTAACTTATCTGACGTAGCTAACACTGCTACAGCTAGGACTAATCTTGGTTTAGCAATTGGCACAAACGTACAAGCTTATGATGCTAATACTGCTAAGACAAATGTAACTCAATCGTTTACGGCAGCACAGCGTGGAACTGTGGTTGCGCTAACAGATGGTGCAACTATTACCGCAGACTTTGCTGCTGCTAATAATTTTAGCGTAACGCTCGGTGGTAATCGCACACTAGCCAATCCAACTAATGTGGTGGCTGGTCAGTCTGGCATCATTAAGATTAGTCAGGATGGTACAGGAAGTAGGACACTTGCATACGGATCTAGCTGGGACTTCCCTTCTGGAGTTGTGCCATCACTTACCACGACAGCTAATGCAGTAGACATACTTGCTTACTATGTGGACACATCAACTAACATTACTGCTCGTTTAGTTGGAGATCGTAAATGAGTTCGTTGCATGATAATCCATTCCTGCTGGCATCAGGTAATCCTACTGATCCTACGTTTCCAGTACAGCGTAGTGTACGTTTTAGGTCAAGTGCATCTGCTTATTTTGTAAGAACTCCTGCAAGCACATCAAGCCGTACTACATGGACATGGAGTGGTTGGGTAAAACTTGGCTCTCTTTCTATCGACAGGTTTTTATTTAACAATTCTAACGATGGTCTTCGTCTTTTAATTGGCAATAATTTGTGGGTTCAATTATCTTCTGGTACACCTTATGTCTTACAAACAAACCAAGTATTTCGTGATCCTTCCGCTTGGCATCACATTGTTTGGCAAGTTGACACAACGCAAGCAACGGCATCTAACCGAATGCGCCTGTATGTTAATGGAGTAGAAATTACATCTTTTTCTACAGCAACTTATCCACCACAAAACTATAACACCGTAATAAACACAAACACTGGACATTACATTGGGTCATTGCAGACGATTGCAGGTTATTTTTTTGATGGCTACCTAACAGAAGTAAACTTCATTGACGGTCAAGCACTAACACCATCATCATTCGGTGGATACAACTCTGGCACTGGTGTATGGGAGCCTCGTAAGTATTCTGGTACTTACGGCACTAACGGTTTCTACCTTAACTTCCAAGATAACTCTGGCGCTACAGCTACGACTATTGGTAAAGACTCTAGCGGTAACAGCAACAACTGGACACCTAATAATATCTCTGTAACTGCTGGTGTAACGTATGACTCGATGTTAGATGTGCCTACTAATACTAGCGCAACTAATGCTAACTTTGCTACTATGTCTCCAATCACAGGCACAACAAACCTATCAAATGGAAATCTTTATTTAACAGGTGCTGGTGCTTATCGTGGTGGATATGGAACTATTGCTTTACCAGCTACTGGAAAATGGTATTGGGAAGGTTTGTTTATACAAGCAAATAATAATCTTGGATTTGGTCTTGCTGTAATTAATCCACAATTACCTATTACTCCTCTTGTTGGTACTGGTGCAATTGGATTTAATAATGCTGGTCAATGGTGGGTTGAGTCTAGCACTGCCACTACAGGTAATCCAAGTTGGACTGCTACTACTGTAGTTGGTATGCGTTATGACGCATCAACAGGAGAGTTTTCATATTCATCAAATGGATCTACTTGGACAACAATCGTAACTGGTACAGCTAGATTTACTGACGGTAGAACATGGGTTCCTGCTTGCTGGGCATTTGCAACAAATGATCAAATTACACTTAACTTTGGTCAGCGTCCATTTACATACACTCCACCAACAGGATTTGTAGCACTCAATACCTTTAACTTACCTGATCCTATTATTGCTAATGGTGCTAATCAATTTGCGGCAACTACATATACTGGTACAGGTGCAAATTTATCTATAGTAAATACTGTTAATAACACATCAATGCAGCCTGACTTTGTTTGGATTAAAGGAAGAAATGCAGCTTGGAATAATGTATTAAGAGATAGTGTCAGAGGATCAACTCAGTTTTTATATTCAAATACTACTGGTGCAGAAGTAACTGCTGGATCAGGATATTCATTTAATTCAAATGGATTTTCAATTGGAACAAGCTCAGAAGTAAATACAAATACAAACACATATGTCGGCTGGCAATGGAGAGCATCCAATGCAACAGCGGTATCTAATACAGCAGGTTCTGTAACTTCAACAGTAAGTGCTAATCCAACATCAGGATTTAGTATTGTTACTTTTAATGCTGGAGCAGCAGGAAATAAAACTGTTGGTCATAGTCTTGGTGTTAAACCAGCCATGGTAATTTTTAAAGATAGAGCAACCACAAGCTCATGGCTAGTTTGGCATCAATCATTATCCAGTCAAACACAAAGTTATTTAGTTTTACAAACAACAGCAGCAGTAGTTAATGATTCTAGAATTTGGGCAAATACTGCACCAACATCTACGCTGTTAAGTTTTGAATCTAACTATACGTTTAATGTAAATAATAATATTGTAGCCTACTGCTTTTCAGAAATAGCAGGTTATTCTGCATTTGGTAGCTACACTGGAAATGGTGCTACTGATGGTGTTTTTGTATATTTAGGATTTAGACCAAGATGGATAATGATTAAAAGAACAAATGCAACTGAAAATTGGCAAATGTATGATTCTTCTAGAAACACATCTAATGTTGTTGGCGAATATTTACTGGCAAATACTTCAGGTGCAGGAGCAACTATAACGGTATTAGATATGCTTTCTAATGGTTTTAAAATTAGAGTAGATGGTACAAATCCCGGAGTTAATGCATCTGGCAGCACATACATATACGCAGCATTTGCAGAAAACCCATTCAAGTATTCTTTAGCGAGGTAATATGTTTACACTTAACGGAAGTACACTACAACTAGACACACCATTTACTGATGCTAATGGTACACAGTACCCAGCTAACTGGCTGCGACTTGCTACACCAGAAGAGCGCACCGCCATAGGCATAGCAGAGATAGCAGATCCAGAGCCATATGATGATCGCTACTACTGGGGTGTTGGAAATCCAAAGGATCTAGACCAGTGCAAGACTATACTGATAGCACAGGTAAAGCAGATAGCTGCGTCATTGCTTGCTCCTACAGACTGGAAGGTAGTGCGCTTTATAGAATCTGCTGCTCCTATTGGCACTGCTGTTACTGCATATCGTGAAGATATTCGTAATGATAGTAATAATAATGAAGCTGCTATCAATGCTTGCACTACAGTAGATGAACTGGCTGCACTCCAATTAACGTGGACTGAGAATGTGTGATCATGGAGAATCAAATTGTATTTAATTTTGTCGTGGCTATTGCTGGCTTTCTTGGTGTCTTTGTATTTAACACTATTACTAGAAAGCTTCAGAAGCTTGAGGATAAACTAGCAGAGATGCCTCGTGAGTACGTCCAGAAGGATGACTATCGTGCAGACATTGGCGAGATTAAAGCAATCTTGAAACAGATATTTGACAAGCTGGATAGCAAGCAGGACAAATGAAATGGAACCTATCTCGACTGCGATCATGGTGGTGCAAGGTGTTAGCGCTATCGTTAAGGGTATCAGAAGCTTTGCTGATGAGGCTAACAAGGCAGTCAATGAGATCAATAAATGTGTTGAGTCTGGTAAGCAGCTCAAAGACTCAATGGCTCCTATTACAAAGTTCTTCTCTGCTGCCAGTAAGTATGAATCTGCTCGTACTCAACTAGAGCAAGCAAAAGAAATCCAAGACAAGGCAATAGCCGCTGGTAATCCTGTAGCTGATGCCATGTCTGACGCTGAGTATGTAATGGAGATGATGTCCATTGATCGACAGATCAAGCAGCACTATGATGACATCAAGCATTACTTCATCTATCACTTTGATGAAGCTGGTATGTGGGATGACTTCTCTAGTAGGTTAAATAGTCTAAGGCAGGAGCGTGAAGCAAAGGCAGAGGCAAAGCGCAGGGAAGAGACTGAGAAAAGATTAGCTCTTGCTGCTGAAAAAATGAGACTGCGTAGAATCAGCCAGCGTAGGTGGGAAATTTTTTACAACTGTATCGGTGGCTTTGTAATTACACTGATCATTGCAGGGTTTGCGTGGTTTATTCGGTGGATGTTTAATCAGGGAGGTAGTCAATGAAAGAATTATTTGGTGATGATTGGATGACTAAAAAGTGGCGCCCAATGATGGCTATTACTTACATGATGATCTGCCTCTTTGATTTTATATTTGGGCCAATCCTGTACAACTTGCTGCAATTCTGGAACCCTAACCAAGCAGTAGGTATGTGGTCATCATTAACGCTACAGGGTGGCGGCATGATTCATATATCTTTTGGTGCAATCCTAGGTATAGCAGCATGGACTCGTGGTCAGGAGAACGTAGAGAAGGTTAAAGCTGGGGAGACTCCAACAAATGCCTAGATCATGGATATTTCTAGCCATGTTTGTGGTGGCTATCTCTGCCTACTTCTACGGACACAGACAAGGACAGGCTGTAATACAGGCTGAGTGGCAAGCAGAGAAAGCAGAAGCTAATGCACAGGCTGCACTGGCTATTAAGAAAGCGCAGGACGCAGCCATAGCTACCGAGCGCAGACAGGCTGCACAGTTTAGAACTGTGGAGGCTAAGTTAATTGCAGACAATAGAAAGGTACAGGATGAAAAGAATGCTTTGCTTAATAACATTGGCTCTGGTGGGTTGCGCCTCCCAAGCGCCAAGAGTTCAAACAATAGTAACGGACTGCCCGAAGCTACCACCAGTGCCAGCGGCAATCAGCCAGAAACAATCTGCTACCTTCCTGAAGAATTTGTCAGAGATCTTGCAGCTGAAGCAGAGCGAGCAGACCAAATTACTTACCAACTAACTGCCTGTCAGATGATACTAGAGGAAGAACGTAAATGAAACTAAGTGAAAATTTTACTCTTGATGAACTTACGCATACGGATCACAGAGAGTTTGATAACACGCCTAATGAATCTGAACTGGCGAACCTTAAACGACTGGCTGCATTTCTGGAGACGGTGAAGTCTGCGGTAGGCGGCAAGCCTATTATCGTAAACAGTGCCTTCAGGTGTAAGCAGGTAAACGATGCCGTAGGTAGTTCGGATAAGAGTCAGCACAGGCTGGGATGTGCCGCTGATATCCGAGTTCCGCAAATGACTCCTGATGAAGTGGTGAAAGCGATCATCGCAGCTGGTCTTCCATTTGATCAGGTCATACGAGAGTTTGATCGGTGGACTCATGTGTCTATTCCTAATACGGCTGATGCTAAACCTCGTGGTCAGAAGTTGATCATAGATAAGACAGGCACAAGACCATACGCATAGTCCTGTGCCTGTGGCTTAGTCTGCTACTGGCTCGGCTTCTGGCTGGGCTGGTGGCATAGCAGCGCCAAGACTCTTCAATCTATCAGCGTACTGTTTACCATGCCAAAGCTTACGCACAGGATCCAGCTTATCTAACGTAGCTTGGTTAGCCTCTTTCAGTTCACGCAGTTTGGTCATGCGCTCTCGGTGCGTATAACTACCAGACTTAGCTGTCTTCATGGCTGTGGAATTGTACTCGTCCTCCCACTGATCTGAAGTCTCAAAGATTTTTGCCGGATCAGGTTTGTTCGGATACATAAGATGCCATACTCCACCAGTAACCACAGGCTCTGGTGCTACCTGCACAGGCTTAATAGCATCCAGTGGATTGGCTGACTCTGGCTCTTGTGGAGTGTCTTCACCCGCATAGATATATAGACCTATCCCATGCAGAGCAATAGCCTTGGCTAGGCAGCGTTGCATTGCTGTGTTGACCTGAAACGCATCAGGATTAGGCACTGCCTTATTCCTGTGATCCATTACTGGCAGCTGTGCTGTACGCTCCACACCGAAAGCTTTGACTGTACAGAAAACCATCACAGTATCATTCCACCGTACTGGCTCTCTGTATTCCCATGTCGCAGCTGGATCATTAAGCAATAGCGTATCTACTGCCCATGCCCAAGACAGATACGACAGCCCCATTTTTTTTTCTACAATTCCAGATACATCGATTTTACGTAGCTCTGAAAACTTACTGATCTCTGACATCATGTCCTCCCATATATGCTTGAATAGTTGCGAGAGTTGCAGCCACAATAGCGTCCACTGCCAGCAATGATCTGTCTTCCAGCGGATAATCTATTGCTGCCTGTACTGCCTTGGCTGCCTCTAGTCGTGCCTTTATTAAAGTGCCATCATTTATATTCACGACAATTCCTTTATTGTTAATGTAGATTGACGCACTGAGTATGCCTCTTTTGCTGGTGTAATTTTCTCAGGCTGAGCTTTGTAGTTACGCATACCCCAGTTGATCTTGTACTTGCCAGCAATACCAACAGGTTTATCCTGTAGCAATTCTTTTAACTGAGTCTCGCACTGGTTTATTAATTCAGTTCGTGCCTCGATTTCAGCCTTGCATTCAAGAATAAGCTTTGCATATTCAGCTGCTGCATCATCAAGCTCTAGTGGCTCAGAATCTGAGCTTGCTACCGAATACATACGGTCAGCGTCCTTGCTATTCTGTGCAGGGAATGCCTCGATCCTATGCTCATTCTTGTAGATCTCAAGACGATTCTGGAAGTCTAGTGCTACTTCCTTAATGCGATCCAGTGTGGCTTGATGTGGAGTGAATAAGAATATGCGTAGCTTAGTGCCTTGGTACAGTGTAGCTACAGCGCCCCACTTAGCTTGCATGATATCCATTTGAGCCTGTAACTGGATTGCTCCTCGCCACAGTGGTGGCTCTTCCTCTGGCGCATTACCTGTAAGCTTTGCCTCCAGCACACCAAGACCATCTAGCACAATGCTTGGCGCGCCCATCACATAGATACCTGCATCAGGATCATGCTTGATCAGCTGGCTACGTCCATCAGCTAGACCATCTAGCGAACAGCATAACGGTAGCGTCTCGTGGAAGTACGGTTTTTCGTGCGTTAACTGGAGATCGGATAACTCTAATCTCCTAGCCGTCTCAGCTAAGATCATAGGCTCCAGCTGATTGCCCCAGTCCATCGCTTCATTGCTGATATTTGGTGGAGTCTTACCTGCTATAGCTCCAATGGATACCTGCAACTCATCATTAGGGCTGCGGTACTTACTCATACCCATCACAGCTGGCAAACGGCTGGCTGACAGGATTGTATCTGGTG